ATTCGGAAAGTATATTCCTGGCATCACTGTGGTACACGAGCCCACTACTATTGGTGACGTTACTTTATGTCCTTGGCTCGTGGGGGACGAATGGAAACACATAGGTAAGAAAGGTGGCAAGTATATCTTTGGTCACTTTGAATTGCCCAGCTTTTTTATGAACGCAATGGTGCAGATGCCTGATCACGGTGAAATTAATTTAGACAGTTTTAAAAATTATGAACTGGGATTTAGCGGACACTTTCACAAGCGTCAACAAAAAGGCAATATGATTTATATTGGCAATGCATTTCCGCACAACTATGCAGATGCATGGGACGATGAACGTGGAATGATGACGTTGGAGTGGGGAGGTCAGCCAAAATACCACACTTGGGATTTACAACCCACCTTTAGAACTGTTAAACTAAGTCAGTTAATCGACGAAGCCGCAACTATTATCAAACCCAAACAACATTTACGGGTTGCTTTGGACATTGACATTAGTTATGAAGAAGCAAGTTTTATCAAAGAAAAGTTCTTGGGTGATTACAACATTAGAGAATTGACTTTAATTGCAGAAAAGAAAGAAGTTGAAATTAATACTGACATTGATATTCAATCGTTTGAAAGCGTGGATCAAATTGTTAGTAATCAACTTGTTAGCATTGAGAGTGATAAGTTCAGCGCAACGACGCTACTGGAAATTTATAACAGTCTATGAGTATAAAAATTAAAGACCTAACGGTCAAAAACTTTATGAGTGTGGGTAATCAAACCCAAGCTGTGGATTTTGGCAAACAACAACTGACATTGGTCTTGGGTGAAAACTTGGATCAAGGCGGAGATGATAACGGCAGTCGTAACGGCACTGGTAAAACTACCATTGTGAATGCACTGAGTTACGCATTATATGGTGTTGCGCTGACTAACATTAAAAAAGACAACCTAATTAACAAAATCAACAGCAAAGGCATGTTGGTCACGCTGAGTTTTGACAAAGACGGTGTTAGTTATAGGATTGAGCGTGGTCGCAGACCAAATATTCTCAAGTTTTATGTTAATGATGTGGAACAAGACACAGCAGAAAGTGACGATGCTCAAGGTGACATGCGTGAAACGCAAAAAGATGTAGATGAACTGTTGGGCATGAGCCACGACATGTTTAAACACATTGTTGCATTGAATACCTATACAGAACCATTCTTGAGTATGCGGGCCAATGACCAACGTGCAATTATTGAGCAGTTGTTGGGTATTACCTTGCTTAGTGAAAAGTCTGAAGCATTAAAAGAACTAATTCGCATCTCAAAAGATGAAATACAACAGGAAAGTGCCAATATTGAAGCCGCAAAAAAGTCTAACGAAAAGATTCAACAAAGTGTGGACAGTTTAACCACTAGACAAACTGCTTGGTACACGCAACAGGCCACAGATTTAGAGAAAATTGGCAAGGCCATTAATGAACTGCATAGTGTAGACATTACAAAAGAACTGGAACAACACACCAAGCTCAAAGCATATGATGAGCATAGTGCAAAAATTAAAAGTTTAAACAAAGAAAAGGCCACTTTAGAAAGTGCAATTATTCAAGCTGAAAGAACTGTAAAAAAATACACTACAGAACTTACAACATTGGACAATAAAACTTGTCATGCTTGTGAACAACAACTTCATGATCACAAACATGAAGAGATGACTGCTCTTGCTAATAAAAATTTAAAAGAAGCAACAACATATTTTAACAAGGTCACAGCAGATCTAGCAAAAATCAACAAAGAGTTGACTGCAATTGGCGATATTAATGGCAGACCAAAAACATATTACGACACTTTAGAAGAAGCACTAAAGCATCAAAACAATTTGACTACTTTAGAAAGTCAGTTGGTCAAACGTGCTGAAGAAATTGATCCTTATCAAGAACAAATTGACGACTTACGCAATACTGCAATGCAGGAAATTACGTGGGATCATGTGAACGAGTTGACTAACTTAAAAGAACATCAAGAGTTCTTGCTCAAGTTGCTCACAAGTAAGGACAGCTTTATACGGAAAAAGATCATTGATCAGAATTTAGCTTATCTTAATAACAGATTGACCTACTATCTCGACAAGATGGGACTACCGCATACTGTTGTGTTTCAAAACGACTTGGCTGTGGAAATCACGCAACTTGGGCAGGATCTAGACTTTGATAACTTGAGCCGTGGCGAACGTAATAGACTTATACTTGGCTTGTCATGGAGTTTCCGTGACGTATGGGAAAGTTTATATCAAAGTATCAATTTGTTGTTTGTTGATGAACTTATTGACAACGGATTAGACGCAAGTGGAGTTGAAGGTGCATTGGCTGTACTTAAAAAGATGGCTCGTGAACGCAATAAAAACATTTACTTGATCAGTCACAAGGATGAATTGATCGGTCGTGTTAACAATGTTCTTAAAGTTATCAAAGAAAATGGATTTACGTCATATGCAAACGATGTGGAGTATGTAGATTAACATGGAACAAGATGAAATCTTGCATGCCGAGCTTATGCAGGCGTTTAGCAAATATTTTAAAGCCAATCAACGATGGATCAATACGGGAACACGTATTGCTGGTCGTGAAGTTCGCTATTGGCTCAGTGAAATTAGAAGATTATGTAGCTTACGAAGAGAACATGTAAGAGCATGGCGCAAAGAATTAGACGAAATTAAAAAGCAAAAGAAAGAAATCCAAAAGGCACAAGGCACGGACACAGGCACAACTAACTAGTTGATGACATGGTATTATCAAGACACAATTATAGAAGAACTACCGGAAGATTGCGTAGGATTCGTGTACTTGATAACAAATGTCATCTCTGGTAGAAAATACATAGGCAAAAAATTAGCCAAATTCTCTAAAACATCATACAAAGTAGTAACACTTAAAAACGGCACTAAAAAAAAGAAGAAGATTCGCAGTAAAATTGACAGTGACTGGCGTGAATATTATGGCAGTAACTTGGAATTAAACGCAGATGTTCTAAAATTAGGCAAAGAAAATTTCAAAAGAGAAGTATTATACTACTGTAAAAGCAAATCTGAATGTAGTTACATTGAGGCCAGAGAACAATTCACCCACAAAGTATTAGAATCTAAAGACTATTATAACGGACAGATCAGCGTTCGTGTACATGGCTCGCACATTTTAAAATCATAGGCACAACAAGCGGTACAACGCAAGCGTCGGCTAAATTCGGACGCCCTAGACCTGGATCTCGGATCGCAGGGATGGAAACCTCTTGCCGCTAAGAGTACTCAATCACTATCCTTAACAGGACGAAGATGGGATATGCCTTCATAAACCCGTTTGATTGTTTGAAAATATTAAAAAGGCTAAAAGATAGGGCAATGAGATAAAGCAACCCTAGGGTTATTGTACGTGACAATAGATGTATAATAACTACCGTCATAAAGAAGACGTAGCTCGAGGTACCGGATGACCGCCTCTGTAATGCTATATTATTGTAATGGTGAGGCAACTCGCATAATGTTTCTTCTCCCGGCAACGGGAGAAGTATGGATCCACAATCTGCATAATATTTAAACTGCTTCGCAGTTAATAATTAAATACTTTTAGAAAAGAAAGAAATGTGTTTAAGTGAAGCGTAAGCTGAACGCAAACACATGTGAGCGTGAGCTCACATCAAAACAATAAATACCATATGAAAGTTCATGACATTATATCAGAAGCAAATCCAATTTCAGCATTGAAGACTGGTATTGCTGCCTATAAATCAGCAAGGGCAGGTGCACCAGCAGTGGTTCAAGCTGCCACTACAGCGGTAAAAAAAGCAACATCTACCAGCATCAAATCATTAGATGATATTGTAAAGATGACCCCTGAACAATTAGCCAAGTTAGCTAACAAGCCAGCAGGAGTAGAAGCATTGAAGGCTTTGGGAAAAGAAGCCACTGATGCAAAGAATTATAAGGCAATGGACAAAATTGCCAATGTATTAGGCAAAGACACAAGAACAGTATATCAAAAGATTGCGCCAAGTCTTATTGGTGGAAAAACCATAGCACCAGAAGTATTGGCTGGTCAAGCACTTAAGAATTCATCACTTGCTGGAAAATCAGGTGATGTAGTAAAGTTAGCCACAACACTTGGATTAGCAACAGAAACTTATACATATTGGCGTGACTCTTCTGAATTAGATAAGAAATTAGCTGCCGGAATGCCTCAAGAAGAATATAATAAACAATTACAAGAACTACGTGGTAAATTTTTAACTGGTGTTATAGCACCTTGGGCGGCTATGACGATATTAAAATATCCAGCAAAATTATTAAAAATTGTTCCAGGCACAAT